CGTGCCAAAGCTTTCGTATAGCGGGAAGCTAGACGATCATAGAGGTTATCCTCAATTGCTTCTTCCGTGATAGAGAAGGCAAGTGCGATAGTCTCCATGGTATACCTGGCGGTATACGCTTCCTGTGCATCATCAAATGAAACAGCGGTTCCTTCCGTTTTAACTGGGGCTGACCCAAAACCGGAAAGCATGACCTCCTCCTCAAATGCACGTTCTGAGGATTCCGTGTCATAAATTTCTGCTGCTTCGTTGTCATACCTGGCATACTCAAGTCCAAAAAGGGCGTTGAGGCCAGGCTCTAGCTCTTTCGCTAGTTGAGCTCTTGAAATAGCCATCTCTCAACTCCTCTATATGCCGGTAACTGAAATGGTCGTACCCGCGTTAGCAGAACCATTCGGTGCATTAAAGTGATTGTTTAAACGAACAATCACACCAACCCCAGCTGCCGTGAAATCCAGGTTCTCTGGATTGTCTTCCCAGCCCATTATTCTGAGATGGAAATCAGGCCCTGTGGTCGCCGCAGTACTTATATCCACCTGAGCACTAGAAACACCAGTAGCCGTTGTGCCGCTTGTCGCTGTCGCAAACTGTGCGTTCTTGAATCTATCAGCGATAGCAGTTGCTTTACTGGTCCATGTGGCATCAGAAGTTATAACAAACAACTGGTTCGGGTCATCAGCAACATACGCCTTAATAGGATGATTGCTGTCTGCTCCTGAACCAGGCCAAAGGTTACTAAACGTAGGCTTTAACGTGGTACTCGCCACATATTCACAACCCATAAAAACACCAAGCAAACTAACGGTTCCACCGGCGGCGGCCCCAACTATGTCGATATATCCCGTGGAAAGCGGGATAACGGGGCTACCGTGGTAGATGGCGTTAGTATTGCCATTGGCAATTTCATACATTGGATAGTTGGCGGCACCAGTCGAGTTAGCAGCCTGTCCCAACATCTGTAAGGGACGTAGACCATATGCTCCTTGACTGTTGGCCATATTGTTTTACTCCTGGTCCCCTTCTTGGGGACCTCCAAAAGTTACACGGGACTGCCGATCAGGCTTACTAATCGGCATGGAGGGGTGTTGCTCACGGGCTAAGTCGTTATCAACAGCCGTCATTTGTTGGCCCGTCATACCCCTGTAATACGCATTGCGTTCCTCAACGATTTCCAATGGAATCCTTGCTAACAATAAACCACCTACTCCAATAACGCCGGCGTGCTGCCCATCCTGAACCGTAGGAATATCGAAGTCTGGGTGTTCTTCGCCCCGCACCAACTCCCAACCCTCACGGATTCTAGCTGATACGTTTTTGCGGTCGTCAAAACCCGCGACTTCAGATCGTATCCACCTGTGGGCGTAACCTTCAGGTGGGGGCGGCGCATCCAGTATGGATGGTGGCTTCCAAGGTTCCCTGCGTACCCCTTTGGCACGGGTCTCATTGGTTCGAAGCGTCCTCGTAGACTTTTGGCGAGATGTGGTCTCAGTATCACTCATGATTAGTCCCTCACATATTTTGCGTATTCTTCAAGCGGCACATTTAGCCTCTTTGCAATCGCAACTTGAGAGGGCGTTAATCGCACAGTCCTTCGTCCACTTCTGTTGCGGGATGCGGAAGCCTCGGCTGACGCAACCTTGCGGCTTCCCCCGTTTGACTGAGTTTTCTGTCCAAGTTTATGTGGAAACTCAGACACCATTCTCTTGTCAAGTTCAGCATAGTAGTCATCTGATGTCGGATCAAACCCTTCATCCTCAATTAAGCGACGATGAACACCAAATGCAGCGTATGTCATAACTTCGTCTTGCCCAAACCAGTTATTCCTCTTGGCCCAAGACTCCGCTTTAGGATCGGGGGGAGCGGCTGGTTGTTGCGCGGGGGCAATTGGTTGTTGTGCTGGAGCGACTTGGGGCGCTAGAGCTTCACGTTGAGCTTTTGCTAACTTGCCCTTCTCGAATGCTAAATTGGATAAAGCTTCCTGGCCTTCAACAATCTTGTCAATATCGCCACTCTCATGGGCTTCCTTGAGAAGTCTCTTCGCGGAATCAAGTTGCGAAGTAACGCGATTTCCAAATTCTTCCTGATATCCCTTGTCCAGAGAATTCAAGCGTTGCTTCAGGGATTCGTTTTCCTTGTGGACATTTTCCGCATACTGAACGGCAGACTGTTTCTGGCGCTCCTCTTCGCGGAACCTCTTGGTCAAGTCATTAATACGGGTCTTAACTCCCGAACTATACTCCTCAAGCTCTTCCTCTTGCTTGGGAGACTCCGCTTTTACTTCTACTTCTCCAGAAGAGTTTTTCGTCTCTTCGGTATCTTCCTCAACATTTACATCAACAGCAGACTCGTCTGAGTCTCCTATTTCAATCTTTGTTTCCTGTGGCATGTCATGGTTCCCATGGTCTCTTTCTCCTTTCTAGACATGTTTAATATCATCAGGCTCAAGAATCGTCGCAATGACCTCGTCGTCATTGATGATACGGACTTCACCGCCGTCGATCTTAAATCTGGCGCCGGCGTAACGGCCAATGCAAACCCACTGGCCTTCTTTGCACCATGGCTTACAAGCATTAGCTCCAAACTTGTCAGGATCCTTATACGCCAATGGTCCAACCTTTACCACGTAGGCAACCACCGTCGCCAACGCTTCTCGATCCCGGACAGTATCCGGGATATAAACACCACCCTCTGTGGTGGCTTTACCCATGTACGGCATAACCAGAATACGCCAGCCCGTAGGCTGTGGAAGACGTTCATTTAGTTCCACTTCCAAACGCTCTGGATTAAGTACGCGCTCGTCTTTTTCTACATAAGCCGCCGCTACAGCATCACTGTTGTTATCTTTGGCAATATGATCTGGTACAAAAAGAGTTTTGGTCATTCTTCTTCCCATGATTGCAAGGCGTCTTTGACTTCCTGCTCGGCAAATGCCAATCCATTGATCTCCCCCACCAGTTGTCGATAAGATTCCATGTTCTTAGGACTTCCTTGCAGGATAGCTTCTTCCGTTAACTTGATACGCTCCTGAACGGCTTTCAATACTGCATATGCGAAAGTTGTCGGGTCGGCCACTAAAACGGTACCTTATATCCTGCGCCAATTTGCCAATTAGTCTTATCACCGTCCTGAAGGGCTCCATACAAAGTAGCTTCCCCATGTCCCAGTTCTTTTGTGTATTGTCCGCGTAGGCTAGTCTCCTCATCATCCCCCCACCTACGATTAGCATAAAGGGAGCCCACTCCTCCCAAGATAGGAATAGGACCTTGAGCACTTACTCCAAGGTTATATGTATTTTGCTTATCCATTAACTGCTGGAAAAGGCGTTGGACTTCGCCCGCACTGCCGTGTACGGAGACATCTGCATCTCCTATGGGAAAATCATACTGAGCCCCTAGTTTTCTCCTTGTAGAATCCTCTCCGCGTTCCTGTTGAAGGTAAAGAGAGCCCGGTCCGAATCTCGCGGCGATTCGTTCATAGTCTATAGGATCTCGCCCACCACGCCTTCCTTTAATTACTTCCAAAGAAGGATCTGTACCCAGCATCGCCCCCACAGAAACATCGGTAGGACCTTCTGGAGTTCTTGAAACTTGCGCGGCACCCCTTAAATTTTCAGAAATAGTTAATTCGACCCTACCAGATACTTTATATCCAATTAGGCTACCTTCTTTATCGTAGACAGGGTTTATTTGCCCTCTTACTCTAACCGCCTCATCCTCGGCATCAGAGCGTTTCGTAAAAACTACGTTTTCTTCTGATAGTTCCACTAAAAAGTACCCACGAAGCGTTTCCCTCGAACCGCGCCCCCGGCGGCATACTTGATTGGACCACGTTTCCCGTGGGGCATTCCACCGTGCATGTAGCCAAGCTCATCGACCTTGCCGCCTACGTTCATACCTTCTAATATACCTAAATCCCCACGGGCCTTGTCTTTTTGTTTACGAGTCGCGTTGTCCAATACTCCTTCGGAGTACGCTCGGTCGTAAGTAGTCTGCTCTCCTTCTTCACCAGTCATGCTAGCCAAGGCTTCCACAACATCTGCGTATGTTGGCGTCTTTGGTACGGAAGCCGCAGCCGCATCCTCTATACCCTTCTCGTCATAACTATACTCTTTTCCATCAACAGTAGGCATCAGTACACCTTCGTTTTCTTGGCGATCCCGCCATCGTTGCGTTGCAAATAGCCAGTGCCAAAGTACCTCTTTGGCTCAAAACCACCAGTTCCGGGGCGAAGTCCTCCCGTTTGGAATCCTTCTAAATCGTTGGCCTTCTTGGCCTTGGCCATAAGACCTCCAGCTTCCTTCTTGGAGATACCCATCTGTTCC